CGCTATGTTGGCAACAGATGGTTTAAAAGCAAATGAAGAAGCGGTACAAAGCGGAAAGGATAAAGTAGATTTGTACAATCAAACCGTTAAAGATACTTTAGAGATATTTCAAAGTGAGTTTTTTAGTGAGGCGGGTTTTCCTACATTGTTCAAAGCGTTAAACGATGATATTTTAGGGTTTGGAGAAAACTTTGCAGTAACGTTTAATACTATTACAGAAATAGCACAAGAAGCGTTTAATTATATTGCTAATTTATCTAATCAACGTTTTCAATCACAATACGAAAACTTAGCAAAAGAAAAAGAAGTTGCTTTGATGTTTGCTGGAGAATCAGCAAGCGCAAGAGAAGAAGTAGAAAGACAATTTGAGGAAAAACAAAAAGCAATCCGCAAACGTGAATTTCAAGCACAAAAAAGAATGGCCTTATTTAATATTGCGGTTAATGGCGCACAAGCAATTATAGCAACTTTAGCACGTACACCGCTACCATTTGGATTACCTTTAGTACTTGCCACAAGCGCATTAACTGCTGTTCAATTAGGCGTAGTAGCAAGTCAAAAAATCCCCGAATTTTGGAAAGGTACAGATAACGCACCTGAGGGATTGGCTTTAACACAAGAGCGAGGGCGTGAAATCATTACCGATAAATCGGGTAAAATTAAAAGTTTAGGTAGTGACAAAGGAGCGGAACTAACGTACTTAAACAAAGGCGATAGGGTATTTAATGCCGACAAAACAATGGAAATGCTTATGTTTGATAATTCGTTGAACAATATGCTAAACAATAGCGGAATATCAATGCCAAACATCGAAGTAAACACGCCTAAAATCGACTTACAACCCGTTATCGATGCGATAAAAAACAAAGATAGTATGGTGTTCAATTATGACCAAAACGGGGCGAGAATATCACGTGTTACAGAAAACCAAACAATAGAATACGTAAACAGACGAGCGCAAGGAATAGGAAAAATATTTTAACAAATGGCAAACAATCCAATTGATACAAACGCATTTACTCACTTTTTAGAGTTTGTTAATTTCGCACCAAACGAACTTTATCAGATAACCGAACCTATTGGATGGGATGGGTGGCAATACACGTTAAAAGAAGAGCCGAGAAGATATGCGAGAAATACTTTTTTTGGTGGTGTTAATGAGTTGGAGTTTCCAAACAAAAGCGGATTTTTATTAGATGCTCCACGTGTAGTCAATGAATTAGGCGATTTATCCGAGTTTATGGATTACGGTTATCAGTGGTTAATATACGGACTTAAAACATACGGATTCGAGTTTAAGGTACGCTACCATTGTTTTGAAAATGGAATAGGTTTTGAGCCGTTAGTACTTGATTTAACCGATAAAGATGTTACCGATTTTAGAACGTATGTAAAAGCAAAGTTAATACAAGATAATACTATTCAAGATTATAAACGTCAATTTGATACAAAGATTAATCTATTTTCAGATAAGAACCTAAAAGGCGAAACCATCACACCGATTGAAACGGTTAACTATTTGCATATTGCAACGCCTAAAAACACTATTAGCAAATGGGTAAGTGATGGTTATAGTAGATTGACTTTTACACCGCTTGTAGGTCAATTGTATTTTAATCCGATGCAAGAGTTATCGCAAAGCGAAATAAGTAATACTTTAGCTTTTTTAGACCAAACCCCGCAAACTTCAGATCCATTCGATGTATTTGGATTTGTAAAAGCAACAAAAACATTAACCAATGTAAAGATTAAATTCAAACTAAATTACCAAATACAAAGCGGTGGTACATTAACATTAAAAATACTAAAAGGTTTTGATAGTGGAACGTTAGACCTTGACCATTCAATACCTTTGAACGATGCAGAAGGCGTTTGGATAACTTATGATTTTGAGTACACTATACCGATTATCTTCACTGGACAAACCGTATCTATTTACTTCCAGCAATTAGCTTACGATATTGAGTTTGAAGATAACTTTATTGAAATATCAGCAACTGAAACATCATTCAACAAAGTGTTTAAAGCGAGTAGATGGGTGGATATGGCTAAGCAATGCGACAAAGCAATTAATAACATAGGTGTTGATGCTCCTACCTTTGAAAGCGGTGGCGAGCATTTTAATAATTTAGTTTTTTGCCGTTCTATGATTAGCAATAACACCGAGATTTTTAATAGTTCTTTCAAAAATGCTTTAGAGAGTTTTATGGAAGTTAACAATGACTATGAGATCTATAATGATGTTATTCAAGTACGTAATTACGACGAATTTCACGCTAATAATGAAATAGGTGTGTTTTTAATTAATCCCGATAGAGAGGGCGTAATAGGTTATAATGACGAGTTACAAATTAATAATTGTAAAATCGAATGGAAAAAATTTGAGCAAGACCGTGAAGTATCGGGAACGTCAAATGTAATCCACGCTAAATCGGAGTGGAATATTAAAAATGTAATGGTCGAAAATAAATTTGAAAAGAGTTTTGAGTTTATCCGCGATCCTTTCCGTGTTCAAGATATTATTGATTCAGAAGTAAAAACACCAACAACCGTAACTTCAACAGATACTAACGATGATGTGTGCATAGTAAACGTTGTTCCATTAGCACCATCAGAGTTTAATACGTTGTTTTTATACGTAAATATGCGTGTTGTCGATGTATTGACTACCAATGCGGTTTTAGAAATGGTTAACCGAGATAGTACTGGAGAGGAAATATATCTTATCTGGAATAGTATGGGTATCGGTGTTGGTTCAACTATACAATTATTAACGGGTGGCGTAAATGTTGGTAATTATACCGTTTTAGCTTTAGACACTAACTTTATAAGACTGCAACCACAAGCGGGAACAATACCAACTTTTAGCGGTGATGGTTTTATTATATTCAAATATTTTTATAGTAACGTGCAATTTAAAACACGGACAAACGAGGGATTCAGTTTAGTTGATGGTGTACCAAATGGATTTAGTAATTTATATTACACACCAAAAAGAACGTTATTACGATTCGGGCGAAATTTAAAAGCAATGTTACAATATAGCAGACAAAACATAACTATGTTAGATTATAAATTTAATCGTAATGTAATTACACGGTTGTCGAGTGAAAGCGAAAATGTAGTTGAAGTAGGCGATATTGTTTTTGATGATTTGCCAACGCAATTAATAAACGGACTTATTTACAATTTAGAATGCGTAGCCGATTATAACGAGGTGGTTAATATGCTAAATGAGTATAAAAATAATAAAGGATTCGTTAGAATGTACGATTTAAACAATGAAGTTGTACGTTTATATATCAAAGATTTTACCTACACCGCTAAATTTAAAGAATTAAAAGTAATCGGAAAGGGTAAATTTGAAGTGCCTGAATTGATTATTACTGGTACGATTGGAAACCTATTTGTTAATGACGCACCTTATAATTTATCGGGTGTTGCTAATTGGTGGCGATTCCAAAACGACTATTTGCAGTTGTTCGATGAAAAAAGTAGACCGATAAGCAATAAATACAAATATAATTTAGTAATTTTGAACAATGTAACGTATTCTACAAAAGAAGAATTGGTTGCGGAATTAGTACTATTAAATGAATAACAACGTATCTTTTATAAAACTTTACAAATCATTATCCGAAGCGGTTGCATCGGAAAATCCACCCGTTAGTGAAATAAATTACACGGGTTTTATTCAGCAACTACCAAACGAAACATTTTTACAAATCAGTTCAAGCGATGAAAGTATTTCATTTGTTAATGAATTTACAACCGATTTAGTAGATGGTTGTAATAATTTAATAGCAAATATTAATAATAATTTTTACGCTGAATTTCGTGTTGATAGTGATGGGATTACTCAAATAGCGTTTGAGTTTGGAATGATTGGAACAGATTACGGAAGCACGGTTTTACATTTAAGATTAACCGATTCTACAAATGGTAATGTATGGTTTTCAAGTCCGTTTTTAATTACGAATAATAATAAAAAAATATCTACACGTTTTGACTATTGGGGCGAAAGCAAATTTAATAACATTAGTTACGATTTGTTTAATCGTAAGCAAAGTATTCGTTTGAGTAATTGTTATGATAACACCTCAGTAAATAAACGTGATTTAAAGCAGTATTTACAATCAAATGGTATGCAAGTAAGTTATAGAAGCGTAACGACTTATTTACGTCAATTTATACTTAATGCAATTGATTATTTTACTAACGATAGATTAGAAGTATTATTTTCGCACCCGATTGTATATGTTAACCGAGAGCGGTCAGATGTTTCAGATTTTAAAGTTGATGAACGCAAAGGAGATACAAATTGGTTTAGTGGCGAATTCGTTATAAATCCAAAACGTCAATATTTACCCGTTGAGTATCAAATTTATCAAGGTTTAGAAATAGTAGATTATATTCCTTTAGTTGGTGGTGTTACATCTGAAACTGATAGAATACAACTAACATTTAATAAACCCGTAACATTAGGAGTAGGAACGCTACAAGTTTATAAAGATGGTGTTTTAATCGATACTTTTACTCAATCTGATGTAATTCTTTCAGGCGATGGATTGACAGTTAGAATAACACAAGAGTACACCGACACTGGTTTATATTCAATTGTCGTAAGTAGCGGTTTATTTTTGAGCGGAGTTGAAACAATAGAAATAGTAAATCCTAATTGGACGTTTACAATTGCAACAGGCGAGTTTGATGCAGATGATTTTAGTACAGAATTTTTAACATAAATAATATGGCAACAAAAGCAAATTTAATTAGCGCAGTAAACGGGTTTTTAACGGCAATAATAACGCAGTCAAAAGTACGTGATGCACAATTAGAAGTAATCGATGAACTTTACCCAAGTGCGGTAACTGATAATTCAACAGATGAAACGTACACAACGCAAACCACACCAACGGTAACTTATGCAATACAAATAACAAAGCAAGGGCGTAGCGTTAGAATTAATGGAACGTACACAAATACAACGGGTTTAGCATTACCCGCTGGAACTGAAATATTTGCTTTTAAAACAAATGAGTTTAGAGGTAGTACTTCGGAGTTTATTGGTGAAAACGTTATTTATACTCCTTATAAATTAAACTCAAGAGGTAGTATTGCGCCTTTTATCGGTACAAAATTTGAAATAATTATTAACTCAAACGACTAAACAAATGGCTAACGGAGTATTAGAAAATAACAGAATACCGCAATATTGTAAGAGCTTAGTAAATAAGTTTTGGCAGTTCAACGATAATTTTAGTTACAACACGGTAAGCGGTGGAAGTAATGGTGTGGCAAACAACAACCAAGAACGAGTGTATGAGGGCGATAAGTCTTTACTTGTTACCTTTACGGGAACGGGCGAATATCGATTTAACACGGGAGGTACTGAAACAAACTTTGTAATACCTCGTGATGGGTGGTATTTGTTTAGTTACGCATTTTGGAAAGAAAATGTGAATGCAACCGTTACGTATAAAATTCAATTTTATGCGGATGGCGTAGCGGATTCAGATAAACTACTTGAACAAACATTACATAATACAGAGGGATTTATTGACGGTCAATGGAATACTTATTTTCAATTTATTTACTTTAACGAAAATGATGTAGTTTCTGCCGATTGGTCAGTACAAGCGAGTGAGTTTAGCGGTACAAAAGTATATTTAGATGCCGTTATGGTAAACTTAAACGATAGAAATTTAACAATACCTCCTATTTATCAAAAACCCGAACCGACAATTATAGAAGTAGAAGAAGTAATTGATTTAGGTAGTATTGGTAGTAATTCATCGATTGAATACGAAGTTACAATGCAAGGCGTTTTAGTTGGAGATTTTATTTGGCCAGCGTACCCAATAGAGTTAATAGATTTAGGTTTAGTTTTTGCCGTTCCAACGGTAAGCGAACCTAACAAAATTAAATTTTTAGTACATAATAAATCAGGCGGTGCAATTAACCCCGCAAGTGGAAGTTATAAATTTTTAGCTTATAGACAATAATGGCAATATTCAGAATACATAAAAAAGGTACTCGTAATTTTTGGCATACTTACGACACGAAAACAGACCAAGAGTTTAGCGATTGGAATATTAATATCGACCATCAAGGGCAAAATATTATTTTAACAATGCCTAACGGGGCTACTTTTCCAAAATTAGAAGTGCCGATAGCCGATGTAAGAGTTAAAGTACTTACGGGATCGGATGAAACTTTTGCAACTACTGAATTATTACGGGCAAGGTTGGTAGCTATTGGGTACAATCCTTTGGTTGCTCCGAGTAGTGGCGGTTCTCAAAACTTGCAAGAAGTTACGGACGAGGGAAATATTACAACGAATGAGGTAATATCTTCAAATAATTCAGGTGTTAGCGGTTCTTCAATTACTCCTTTTGGGGTAATGATGAACCAAAGCACTGGAGCAAGCACAACTACTTTAAAATCAACTCACGAAGATGGCGATTTAGAAGTTGATTTTGTTGATGGTGGTACGAACGCTACACGTGAGTGGGTTGTTGCTAATGTTAGTGGCGGTGCAACAGATTTAGGATACACTGCATCACCAACAAACGGAATAGTAACAAGTTCAACGGGTACGGATGCCACATTGACATTAGCAACGGGAACAAATGCGGGGTTACTTGCACCCGCTGATTTTACTAAATTAGGTAATCAAAGCGGAACAAATACGGGTGACCAAGATTTGAGCGGTTTAATGGTTAAATCAAATAATTTAAGCGACCTTACAAACACTACAACCGCTCGTAGTAATTTAGGATTAGGCACATTAGCAACGCAAAGCGGAACGTTTACGGAAAAACTAACTGCCACTAAAACATTAATCCAATTAACAGCAGACCAAACAAATAATACAATTACATTAGCTGATATAACGGGATTTTCATTTACTTTGCCAGCGGGAAAAAAATGCGAGGTAAATATTAATTGCGGGTACAACACGAGCGGAGTTGGGGTAGGTATAACAACAAACATTAATATTGTAACCGCTTCTGGAGCTAACGCAAATCTATTTGGTATTTTAGAAACAGAAACACGATTAAGTACAACTACTATAAACGAAAGTACTTATATGGTAGACCAACCCGCTAACACGACAACTGATTACGAAAGTTTCACGGGCGTATCTACGACTGGTATTAATAGTTTTAGTTCGACGGCAATGTTAAACAATTTAGCTACAAACACAGATGTAGTTTATAAAATACAATTTAGGTCTGAGACTGCTGGGCAAGAAATTAAACTATTAAAAGGTTCATCAATGACAATAACAATTTATTAAATATAAACACAATGGAACAAGAATTTGACTTAGTAATTACATTTACTACCGAACCAACAGAAAAACAATTGGGAATGGCGAAAGACTTTGTAAAAGGTTTTGAACTAGCTAATCCGCAATTAAGAGGAACAGTAATAACACCGAGACCTCCAAGAGTTGGTTAAACATTTACCAATAGTATTAATAGTTTACATTGCTATTTGTTTAGTAATGTGGAATAGTGCATTTTTAGCTGATAATTTCGCACTATTAGACTTTATAGATACTATTGCAACTTTTGTTATGATTTGCCACGCTATACGCTTTTACTATACTTATTTAAACACGGCTAAAAATTGTCTCTGGGGTGTAATCGCAATAGTTTTTATCAATCGCATTGATATAGATTTTCAATTGAAAAACGAGGTTTATTTTAATCTTTATATTTTAATTTGTAGTTTAGTGGTAATTTTTAGTGTTAAAGATAATTTGAATGAAAATACTAACTGATACTTTAAAAGTAAACGGCAAATGGTCGCAAAAGCGGTTAATGACATTTAGTGCATTTTGGATAGCTATTGCATACGCATTTACACCGCTTTTTGTTCCTAACTTTGATGTAAAGGAATTTGTATTTTTAGGTATCTTAGCAACTGGCGGATTTAGTTTATATAGAACTCAAAAAACGAATGAAAATATTAACCAAGTAGAAGTATAGAATGAGCGCATTAAGTCAAGAACAAAAAGATATAATCCAAATCAAAGGCGAAATAGAACGAATTAGACACCATCAAGAGTTACAAAAAAAGTCTAATGAAACATTTACTACTATACTAATCGAAATTAAAAACGCTATTAAAGGCAGTGATATGAATGGTAATGTAGGTATCGTTGACGATTTGCGGGATGTTAAAAAAAAAGTAGACCTATTAGAAAATTTCCATTTAGAAGTTGAGATTTATGTACGTCAGTTCAAATGGTTTATCGGAGTTTTGTCCGCTATTGTTGTTGCTCTTTGCGTTTCTTTTATAAGATTATTAGGAAAATAAAAAATACTTTTTTATATTTACAAAGAGTTTTTTCATAATTAAATTTTTAGTTTGAACCGCTTGTGCAAATGAGCGGTTTTTTTATTATATTTGTTTGAACGTTAAAACTTTGAATTATGGACGCAATCACTTTAGAACGAATTAAACTAATGCACCCCGACAAAAGGGATGAATTAAAACAAATGTACACTTCAATCAATAATCTATTACCTAAGGGCGTTAGATTACGTTTTACGCATACACTTAGAACGATTGAAGAACAAAACTATTTATTTTCGCAAGGTCGTACAAGAGGCGGAAGTATTGTAACCAATGCAAAAGGCGGTCAATCGATACACAACTATGGTTTGGCAATAGATATTGTTATTTTACTTGATGAAGATAAAAACGGAACTTTTGAAAAAGCCGTTTGGAATGGTAAGCATTTTAACACGGTTGTTACCGAGTTAAAAAAATACGGTTTTGAATGGGGTGGCGATTGGAAGTTTAAAGACGCTCCACACTTTCAATATAAAAAACCTGATGGGAGTAGTTACAAATGGCAAGAATTAAAAGCGTTATTGGATAGCGGTCAATCAGTAAAAAGTAACGGAGTGAATTATCCTAAAATATAAAACGCACTTGATTGTAGCGTTTTAAACAAAACTATCTACTTAATTGTAGGTAGTTTTCTTATTTATAATCGTTTTAAATTAAGTTGTAATGTAATTTGTAATGTAAAAAGCATTACATTTGTTTAAACTTTAAAACTTATTATTATGATAACAAATGTAGTATTGTGTAAAAAAGGAAATACAACAACACCTGTATTTCATATAGACAAAGAACAAGCTATAAAAAATTGTAGCGTATTAAAAAGCTATAACAAAAAAGAACTTTTAACTTTTGATGAATTTATTAATTTAAAAGGTATTGTATTAACTGTTAATTATAAAAAATTTCATAGTGTAAAACGTGCGATGAAGGAAGAAGTTAAATATATTTCTAAGGAATATCCTAACGATTTGATTTATTACTCCAACGTTTTAGAATTAATAAAATAAACAAATGACTAAAAGACAAAACATCACAATCGGTTCTAACAAAGAACACAAAGAAAAGGTAAAGCATCAAGCTAAACAACGGGGTTTTAATACAAGTAATTACATTAGACACTTGATTGAAAAGGATGGGGAATTATTAACTAAAAAATAGTGTAATTGTAAAACTAAAAAATATAAAAATGCCAAATAACCTCCAAACCCTCGAAAAAGAAATCCGTTCTAAATTACCGCACACAATGGAGTTGATAGATAGTTTAATTAATTTAATACCTAAAAGATGAAATACCTATTAATTTGGATTTTATACGAAGTCCTAAGATATTACGCAAAGTTTATTTTTAACTACTTAGTTACTTACAATGACAGAAACGAAAAATTTTAATTTAAAAGAGAAAACAAAATGAAAAAAACAATCACAATCCTATCATTCGTGTTTTTAACGGCTTGCTCCACAACCAAAAACAAGCAAAGCAAGTCCGAGAAATCAGAAACGAAAACGGAAATAGTCGTTAGCGAAAATTCAACGATCAAAACCGATGCGCAAACAAACACGAAAACGACTACCGAAATCAGTACCAATACTGAAACAAACGAGGTAACAGAAACTACAACTATTGAGCCAATCGACGCAACCAAACCCGCAACTTTTACAAATGAATCGGGCGAAGTTGTTAATTTGAACAATAGTAAAGTAGTAAAAAGCAAAACAAGTCGTAAGAACGTAGATAAATCAAAAAGCAATGTAGTAGACGATAAAACGGAAATAATAGCGCAAATCGAAGAAAACGACAAAAAGACGTCAGAAAAACGACAAATGTCGAGTAACAAAAAAGAAACTGACAAAAGTGTTGAGAGCAAATCTATATTTCTACATTTTTGGTGGCTATGGATTTTAATTGCTATTGCTATTTATATCGGTTGGAAAAATAAATCTAAACTATTTTTATGACTAAAAAAGTAAGGTTGAAGCCATACGAAGCAATCGCTTTAGGTTTTGCAGTTAAAAAAAACCCGAACCGGGACGGAAATTTTGCATACAGACTTACAGAAAATCAAATAACGGAACTTAAAAAAATTAGAGAATTACAAAGTACAGAATTTACAGAGGTAAAAAGAACTTTAGACAAAGACGGATGTATTATATCTAAGGTAGAAAAATTAGTGCCGAAAGATTTAATCGATATACCAGTAAACCACCAAATAAAAAGACTTTCAACAAATGTTTCTACTCAACAACAATGGATTATTACAGAGCCGATAAAAGAAGTTGAAGCGGAAAAAGAAATAGATTTTTTAAGTATTTTTAAATCGGTTGTAACACCAGTTAAAATAATCCCTAAAAAATTAAAAGAAAAAGCATTATTTGATAGGGCGGTTTTTTGCGATGTTCACGTAGGTATGGAAGTAAATAAAGATGGTTTTTCATTATACGATGGTCAATGGGATGAAACAGAATTATTTAAAAGGCGTGATATATTTGTTAATGAAATAGTAAAAAATCAAAAATCTAACGTTCTTTTACTTCACGAGTTAGGCGATTTTATGGATGGATGGGATGGATTAACCACAAGAGGTGGTCACGCATTACCTCAAAATATGGATAATCAAAAAGCATTCGACGTCGGTTTGCGGTTTAAAATTACTTTAATCGACGCATTAGTACATCATTATAGTAAAATCCATATTGTAAATATTTGTAATGATAACCACGCTGGTAGTTTTGGGTATATTGTAAACTCCGCTTTTAAGACTTATATTGAACTTAAATATAAAAACGTTATCGTTGTAAACCAACGTAAATTTATAGACCATTACTTCTTTAAAAATCGTTGCTTTATATTAACTCACGGCAAAGACGATAAAAGTCTAAAATTTGGATTTAAACCGCAATTAGATGCAGTTCAAATAGAAAAAATTAAAAACTATATTGATGAATACAAATTGCACCTTTATAAGATTGAGTTTGGAAAAGCAGATAGCCACCAATTACTATTAGACTTTACTTCATCTACTGCTTTTGAATATCATAATTTTGGGGCGTTTTCTCCGCCATCTGATTGGGTAAAGACAAACTTTAAAAATACAAATAGTTCTTTCACAACATTCAACTATTATGAAAATCAAAAAACCATTAACAATTATATTTTTTAATTATGACAAACTTACAAAGAATCAAACGAATACTTAATTTTTATTATAAGCGTGGTATTAATTCTGAAAGGGCTAACAACGTTTACCGAAACATTTTAAACCATAAATTCAACCGCCCCTAAAAGGCGGTTATTTTTATTCATTCTAAATTACTAATGTATGTAATTTGTATGTATATTATACATATATTTGCATATGTTTAATTATTAAAAAATAGAAAATTATGAACTCAACACTTTTATTAAAACTTACACAACCATCAAAATTTGTAGCTGATAAAGTTTTCGATTGTACAGACTACAAAGGAAATACAACTACTTGCTATTCTAAAAAAGTAGGTAGAACGACTTATACTACTGATTCATTGATTACTTTAGAAGCAATGTGTAAAGCGCATGTTGAATATAACAATGATGGAGCAAGACACTACTACGATGGAAAAACCTTTAACAACGATTAATTATGAACCTAAAAATCAAAAAGCAAACATTATGGACGGCTGAACAATTAGAATCAGCCGTTGAATTAGCCAACAAACATTACGAGGGTAATTTTTGTAGAATGGTAAGAGAAGCAGTTAAACATTTAAAAAAAGAGAAATTATGAGTTTTGAATCAGACGACTTTTTATGGCAGTCAAATAGCCCAACACAACAAGACGACAATAACAATAAATACGTTTATCGTTTGCGGTTTGATGGCGATGTTTATTCCGAGCATGAAAGCTACGAAGATGCAGTTGATAGATTGAAGTTCTTAATAAAAATGTCAGAGCCTTTTGATATTTGCCAAATAGAACAATACGAAATCAATTTCCACGATACAAAGACTTTTTACACGTTGGAAAAAAACGAGTACATTCAAAAAGTATGGCGATTTATAGAATTAGAATCAGCGCAATGGGAACTATCATCAGATGAATTAGTAGAGAAAAATCAGTTAAGAACTTACTTAAATTTTAAATTATGAAAAAACTATCACAATGGCTTTACAACACTTTTGTAAAACCCACACCAAACAAAGACGAGATTAAAGGATGCGTTGAACTAACATTCAAGGGTAAAACACTTGAACAATCAATCGCAATTAATCAGCGTTACAACGAGCAGTTTAGAAGCGAACTAAATCAACGCCACATCAAAGCGTTAAACGATATGGAATTAATCGAAAACTATTTCAATCCTAAGCGTAAACAGATTTATACTATTGACGTAAACGACCCAATTTTTGAACAACCTATAAAATGAAACTCCTAAACTTCACAATAGCAATTTTACTAACAATAACATTTTTAATCGCTTATTTATTATTTGGCGATTGGATGAAAAAATTTAATTAATTATGAAAACAGAATTTGACCTATCAAAACTTACCCAAGAACACATACAAGAACTTGACAAAGAACCAAACATCCACGAAATGTTTGTGCGGATTGGGGTGGTTAAGAATCAGTTGGAAGTGGGGAAATGGTATAAAAGAAAGAACGCATTATGTTTTTATTTATCAGACGAAAGTCAATACGGAATACACAACGATGGTACATGGATAAAAGATGCTAAATGGTTATGCGATGGCGTTATACGGGATTCGGAGTTATGGATTGAAGCCACCCCCGAAGAAGTTACTAAACGATTGATTGAGTATGCTAAATCGATTGGGTTTGTTAAAGGTGCTAAATTCAAATCTGTTGAGCCAAATATTTACGGAGAAAGTGTTATTGAGTTTGGTAATATAAGTTGTGAATTTTATTTTGATAAATTTAATATTTATAATTCTTGTGGATGGGTATTTAAAGACGGAATTTGGGCCGAACTTATTAGCGAACCAATCCCACAAGAAGAAACCTATATAAAAATACCTCTTTCAGAAATAAAAGCAACAAAAACGGATGCGGAGTTAGTAGATTTAGTTCGTAGTATTTCAGGTATATTTTAGTTATGAAACTATACACCACAAAAGAATTACAAGAAGAAACGGGTTTAAGTAGTCAATGTCTTCTTGATAGAAGTAGAGCATTGAAAATTAACTTTAGAAAAATAAGTAACAAGGCTTATTTTACCGAAAAACAACGACTACAAATTATAAATTTCAGAAACCGAAAAGATAAGTTTATGAATGTAGAAGTATCAACGGGGCACGATGTAAAAGTAATCCACCACACTACAACGTGGTGGATAATTCCAAGTAAAATTAATTATTTATGAATGATACAATATCAGAAGTGTATTTAGAAGATTGTGTAACGGCATTAAAACGCTATGCAGATAACCATTTTGATTTGGCAATAGTTGACCCGCCTTATGGAATAAATGCTGATATAAAAAACAATGGCAAAAATAGTGATAGGCACGAAAAAACTTCTTTGGCTAAAATCAATACCTATAAAAAAACAAATTGGGATAATGAAACGCCAAACGAAGATTATTTTAACGAACTAAAAAGAGTATCTAAAAAACAAATCATTTGGGGTGCAAACTTCTTTGGATTAGTTGGAGGTATGCTTTACTGGCACAAAGGCGTAACAATGCCAACTTATAGTACTGGAGAACTTGCTTGGTTAAGTTGGTTGCAAAAAATAGACTTTGTAAATATCACTTGGCACGGAATGCTACAACACAATATGAAAGACAAAGAACAAAGGATACACCCAACTCAAAAACCTGTGGCATTGTATGATTGGTTATTATCAAATTATGCCAAAGAAGGCGATTTGATTTTAGACACCCATTTAGGAAGCGGAAGCAGTAGGATTGCAGCGTATAAAGGCGGGTTCAACTTTGTAGGATTTGAAATAGACCAAGAATATTATGAGAAACAAGAAAAGCGTTTTAATGACTTTAAATCACAATTACGCTTATTTTAACCCATTCCAAACAACGCCCACCCATTGCGTAAATGGGAAATAATTAGTAAATTTAATAACTAAAAAGTAAAATTAATTATTTATGAAAAAAGTACACGAGTTTCCATATAATTGGACTTTAAAAGATGCAAACTTTACAAAAGATAAAGGAAAAGTTTTTAGTTGCTTTGCTTGTGGCGGTGGTTCAACTATGGGATATAAACTGGCTGGATTTGATGTAATTGGTCACAATGATATTGATAAAAAAATGATTGAGGTTTACAAAGAAAATCACAAGCCGAAATATTCTTTTTTAGAAAGTATTACAACTTTTGCAAAACGTAAAGACTTGCCAAAAGAACTTTATAACCTTGATATTTTAGATGGTTCTCCCCCTTGCAGTAGCTTTAGTATGGCGGGTAATCGTGAAAAAGATTGGGGTAAAGAAAAAGTATTTAGAGAGGGTCAAGAATTACAGGTTTTAGATACTTTATTTTTTGATTTTATTGATTTAACAAAAGAACTACAACCAAAAGTAGTTGTAGCTGAAAATGTAAAAGGATTGCTTTTAGGAAATGCAAAGCAATATGTAAGGCAGATTTATAGAGAATTTGATAAGGCTGGTTATTATTGTCAACACTTTTTATTAGATGCTTCAAAAATGGGTGTGCCACAACGTAGAGAAAGAGTTTTCTTTATTTGTTTACGTAAAGATTTAGCTAAACCATTTTTACACTATGCAGATATGTTTACAGAAGTTCCTAAAATAGAATTAGAGTTTAATGAAACTAAAATAAAATTTAGTGAAGTTTATACAGAAAATATAGATAGACCGATAACAGGTAAAACAATTGAATTATGGGAAAACAGAAGACAAACTGATAATGGATTAAGTGAGGCAAATGGAAGGATTTATAATAAACCAAATAATTATTTTAATTGGACTTATTTAAGATATAACGATGTCCCACCAACAATCATTGCTAATGATACAACTGTCCTTTTTGATTATCCCAGATTTTTAGGTAAAATTGAATCTTGTAAAATAGGAAGTTACCCTTTAGATTATAATTTCTTAAAAATAAAACCTGAATATCTTATTGGAATGTCAGTGCCTCCAGTTATGACCGCACAAATAGCAAAACAAATATATGACCAATGGTTATCTAAATTATAACCATTCCAAACAACGCCCACCCATTGCGTAAATGGGAAATAATTAGTAAATTTAATAAAAAATAGAACATGAAAAACTTTAACGAATTTTGCAACTACTACCGAGGCAAAGGGATAGACCCGATAATATTATAAATTATTAAAACTGAAAATTATGGAAACACGCACACACATTGACAAACTCCGAAACCCTAACTATTTAGGAGGTTGGGATTTAATGGACGAAAACGGCAAAACTATTGACCGAATCGTAACGATTAAGGAAATTAAAAACGAATCAGTTTTTAACCAAAAAAATCAAATCGAGGAACAAGTTATCACACTTCTATTTGAGGAATGTAAACCAATTATCTTAAACGCTACCAATCGTAAAACTCTTAAAAAAGTTACCGGCACAGAATATATTGAGGAAATGATTGGTAAAAAAATTCAACTGACTACAAAACGTATTAAGGCGTTTGGAGAGTTTCACGATGCAATACGTATCACAACTACCAAGCCGAGCGATGTAATTAGTAAACCTGTTGACGTATCGGATTGCCTCGAAAAGCTATCTAAATGCACCACGTTAGCAGAACTGCAAACACAATGGACTGCATTCACGGCTCAAGAACAAAACGAAACAAAAGTATTAGCCGAAAAAGACCGCCTTAAATCTGTATTGAAATGAAAATATACCACGACTTAGAACAAGGTTCGACCGAATGGCACGAACTTAGGCACGGAAAAATTGGCGGTACACGATCAAAACAAATCGCGATTAAAACCGATACGTTACTGATTGAATTATTGGCCGAATTAACAGAGCCATTCGATGAGGATGTAGAGCAATACAAATCGGATGCAATGGAAAACGGGAGTAATTTAGAACCGCAAGCACGTTTAGAACTCGCAAAGTACACGGGGGTTGAATTTTTAGAAGTGGGTTGGATTCAATCTGATGACGAACTTTTAGGAGTTTCGCCTGATGGAATTTCGCCTTGCGCTACAATTGGATGTGAAATTAAATGCCCCGAAGCAAAGGAACACATTAGAACTTGTTTAGCCGATGAAATACCATTGAAACATATTGACCAATGCATTCACAACTTTACGGTCAATACCGAACTTAAGGAGTTTTATTTTATGTCGTACAGACCCGAAAGCGTAAAACCTATATTCGTTAAAAAATTGACCCGTGAAAGTTTGGTTAATGTAGGTACTGAGGCGAAACCCGTATTTAAAAAAATATCGGAACAAATCGAAATCAACCGAGCGTGTGTTGAATTATTAAAAATAAAAATAACAGAATCATTAAACAAATTAAAATTTTAAATTATGGAAGTAGTAGGAAAAGTAAAAGTAATTAATCCCGTTCAACAAGTATCGGCTTCGTTCAAAAAACAAGAGTTAGTTGTTACAACGGATGAACAATATCCGCAAGACATACTGATTGAATTTGTAAAGGATAACACCGATTTGTTAAATGCTTTATCGGTTGGGGATAATGTGAAAGTATCAATAAATTTAGGTGGCCGAGAATGGGTTAACCCACAAGGCGAAACAAAATACTTTAACTCAATTAAAGGTTGGCGTGTAGAAAAAATATCTACATTTTAAACCCTAAATTAAATCCGAATTATTACAATGGTTCGGATTTTTTTTGTATGTTTGTACTTGTATTGACGTGAGAAGCAATGCAAATCGAAAATATTATATAAATCCTATCAAGGAGGCACTTCTCACAATACTGCCAAATTGATGGGATTTAACTTTTTTATTAATATGCAGTTAAGGCCGTACCAACAAAATCAACTTGACCAAATTTTATTTAAGCTCCCGAGCGTAAATAAATTATGCGTTCAGTTAAGTACTGGAGGTGGCAAAACTATTATTTTTACCGAACTTACAAAGCAACTAAATACAGATACTTTGATATTAGTTGATAGTGAGGAATTAGTTAATCAGACTTTTAAAACCTTTCAAAAGCAAGGAATTGATGTTGCTACTTTTGAAAGTAAAAACAAAATATTTCCTATTAATAAAGTTGTCGTTTCAATGGCTCAAACTTTATTTAATCGGTTGCAAAAGAAACCGCAATTAATTGAAAGATTTAATTATCTTATAATTGACGAGGCGCATATTTGGGTTTTTAATAAAATATTTGATTATACTAAAGATTGTAAAATAATAGGTTTTACCGCTACACCAGTAAGACTAAAAAGAATTAAGTATTATAAATGTAACGAGTGCAATACCGAGTTACCATTTGTAAAAGAACTTGAAGGAGTTACCCATTGCGGTTATGAAATGAAAATTTGGACTAAAGAGGAAACGATGTCAAATGTTTACGATGATATTGTAGTTGGTGTAGGTATTGATTATTTAATTGATAATGATTTTTTAGTTGACGAGGAACTTTATAGTATTTCCGTAAATACCGCAAATTTAAAAACAGATGAAACTGGAGAGTTTACCGCTAAATCAATTGCTGAAACTTACGAGAAAGAAGAAATACAAATTGACATTTTACATAATTACGAGGAGTTATGTTTTGGTAAAAAGACTATGATTTTTACCGCCTCAACTAAAGTTAATCTTTTAATATACGAAATGTTCAAAGAAAAAGGTTATAACGTAAAAATGTACGATAGCGTTAATAACGATAAAAAAGAACGCAAGCCGTTAATAAGATGGTTTGAAAACGAGAGAAACGCAATACTTTTAAATGTTTCATGTTTTACTAAAGGTTTCGATGTAGATGATGTTGAGGCTATTATAATGGCAAGACCTACCGCCTCACTATCTTTATTTATTCAAATTGCTGGACGTGGCGCAAGACCAACAAAGAAAATATTTAAAGATAAGTTTATATTTATTGATGGCGGTGGTAATTCAGACCGATTAGGAATGTGGTCAGATAAAACAAGAGATTGGGAAAAGATTTTTTTTAACGGGGTAAAACCGCCAAAACAATTAAAGGAAAGTTTAGATGATATAAACGAGTGTAACAATTGCGGATTTTTAAAAATGAAATCAGACAAAATTTGCCCTAATTGCAATTATGAAGAACCTATACTTGAAGTTGAACAAAAAGAAGTTGAAATAGTTACAAATAAAGTAACAGCAGTTAAAATAAAACAAATTTACCCAAGTGGCGAAAAAATTATAAAGTATGTAAAATCAATTAACGAGGATATAAATTTTGCATTTAAAATACTTGTTAATCAAACTTTTGACTTATTTGTAAAAAATAGAGTTACATTTGGAAGTTACAAAAAATCTTTATTAGATGGTAATTTTGATAAAAAAATAAATCGTATCTTAGGAGAACCTTTTATAAAAATTATCAATGCTTTACCAAGTAAAAGTAATCGTACTCTCGCTTATTTAAAATCAAAATTAAAAGACAAATTACAACAATATTATGATAAGATTCAGTAAATACCCGACTGCAAAAAGTATCGATAAAATAGATATTGATATTCAAGATTATATTGATATGGTTCAAAAAGGAACGTATCAAGATTTGGTTTTAAAGGCACGTTCTTTAAAAAATGACGAGGTAAAATATAAGGAGTGCAAAATAAAAGCACCTTGCATAACTGGTTCGGCAGTGATGAAAAACGGAAGTAAAACCGCTGATAACATCGATGAGTTAAACGGCTTGATAGTTATTGATATTGATGATGATGTAGATTTGCAACTTCTTAATAAAATTAATCAAGACAAATATACTATGATGTCGCACCGCTCTTTTGGTGGCGATGGCTTGTGTGTTTTTATTAAAATAAACTCGAATAAGTTTTTAGAATCATTTAACGAACTTGCTCAATACTATTGGGATAATTTTAACGTAGCGATTGACCCAAGTTGTAAAAATAAAAATAGACTTAGGTTTATTTCGTATGATCCTTATTTATTTTTAAATGAAAATAGTAAAAAGTTTATCGCAAAGCAAGTTATAAAAAAGGACAAAACACATAATTTTGTTTTCGTTAATGATGATTTTCAAACTATTTTATCACAAATACAAGAGAAACAAATTGACCTTTGCCAAGATGATTACGACCGATATGTAAGAATTGGCTTTGCTATTGCTTCAAAATTCGGCGAAAGCGGTTTTGTTTATTTTGATGCTATTTGTAAATATGGCAGTAAATATGATGCAAATAAAATCGAAAAGCATTATAAAAACTTTTGCAAAAACAACGGACAAGTTTCAATATCTACTATTTATTTTTACGCTAAAGAAGCGGGTTTAAAACTATATTCAGAAAAAACTGAAACTATTATTAATCGGGTTTCAGTTGCTAAAAGTCAAGGAAATCCAACAATAGAAAGCGTAAAAAAATCCCTTGAAAAAATTAATAATATTACCGATGCTGACGAAGATTTAATAAAATTCTTAATAGATAGCAAAAAAGATTTTAAACAACTTGACGAAAATTTAACCGATAGTAAAAAATTACAGAATTTTATATTTGAAAATTATAATCCAGTTAAAGATATAATTACTAACGAGGTTTTTATTAATGGTCAACTTTTAGACGATGTAAAACTTAATACTATTTACTTTGCGTGTAAAAATTATTTGGATTTTATACCAAGTAAATCAGACGTTAGAGATATGATTAATAGTGAACACACTACTTTTTTTAATCCGATTAACGAGTTTTT